CCGCTTGAACCTGCTCACCTGCTCGACAAGGTTGTCCGACGCATCGGGCCGAGTGGCATGGAGATGTTCTGGCGTGCCAGAGAGTCACCGCGTAAGAACGCAGGTGTGACTGTGCTTCCCAAAGAGGAGCGAGCCCGCCGAAGCGAGCCCGCATAGTTTCACTTCCAGTTTCGCTGGAGTGTCGAATACCAAGCGATCATGCGTTCACCGCAGCGCTTGTTGATGGCGAGACGCACGCGGTCCTGCTTCCACAGAGATTCCACTTCGGCCACCGTCAGTGCCTTATCAGGGACACCAACGGCTTCGCGGAAGCAGTGCTGTAGGTCAGCTGGAGCGTACGGAAGAGCTGACGCAGCTTCCTTATCGGACGGCCCGCACGCGGCGAGCAGCATCGCGATCAAGGCAAGCGGCAGCATTCGGAGGTGTTTCACTCGCGAGCCTTTCGAGTTCTTGGATGCGCTTGGCGTCAACCGCGGCGCGCTGAGAGTCCACCTTCGCGGTGATCTGGAGTGCACCGAGGCGGCGCTGAAGTGTCGCTACCTGCTCGTAGGCGTCCATCGCGGAGCGGAGCTTGTAGCCGAGGGTGAAGATGGCGAGGACGCACGCGACGAGCGCGAGCGCCTTCCAGTTCTTCAGAGCCCACAGTAGAGCGGTCATTTGCACCTCTTGAATATCCACCAGCCGGTGCAGACGAGCTGCGGCTTGACGGCGAGAGCGGACTTGGGTGAATGCGTCACTATGCTCCGCACCTCGACGGGCTTCTTGCCGTCAGGCGTGAGACAGATGTTGCGCTCAGCAATGCGACGGCGCTTGAGGCCGTAGATGTGCTTGCCGCTGGCCATGTCGTACGCGAGGAGCGCATTACACGCACCCTTGTGGTCGCCAGCGTTGAGCTTGCGCACCATCGACGAGCGACGGAATGCAGCAGAGCCGACGTTGTAGGCGAACGAAGTGTACGCGACCTTCTCGTTGTCGGAGACAGGCACCTTGATGGATGACGCGATCTCGCTCCAGTAACGTGGGAGCTTGTTCGCGAGCATGTCTGTGCACTGCTCTTTGGTGTAGCGGTCACCGAGCTTCACGCCCTCGGTCTCGCCGAAGCAAACCGTGGGGATGTTGCGCGCGAGCCGGTCGGGGTAGGCCTTGAGGGCGAGACCCTCGAAGCCACCCACGAACGTGGCGCATGTGGTGAGCCAGATCGCTGTCTTGCGATAACTAGCCATCGCCGCCCACCTCCCGCTGAGCGACGAAGCGCAAGATCATCGCGGCGCCAGTAACGGTCGCCATGACGATTGCTGCAAGCGGGTCCGCTCGCTGCTCAGGGGCAACGAGCACATAGGGGAGAGCCGCTTCAGCAACAGAGAACAGGAACGCAAACGCGGTCAGGATGAATGACCACGAGTGGTTCACAACCCAGTGCCAATCGTGCACTAGACCGAAACGCTTCTGTCGCACTTGCGGCACCGAAGTGTCAGTCATAGTGCACCTTGGGTTACATGATGTTGGAACGGCCGAGCTTGTCGCTCACGTCCTTGCGGTATGCAGGGTCGGTCGCGTAGCGCGGGTCTTTCATCGCGGTCGTCATCTCCGCAACTGAGCGGAAGACATCGCCGCTGACATTGCCGCCTTGGCCTGAGCTGCCACCGACGAGCGACGGAGCTGAACCATTGGCGGCCACATAGCGCGACTGAAGGCCAGCAACGGCGAGCTTCATCTGCGCGCGGTCGCCGCTGTTCATGACGGCGTTGTAGGCCTTGGAATCCTCCGGGGAGAGATTGTCCTTCGCCCACGTCACCATATCGACGTAGCTGTCCTCGCCGCCGACCACGCCGAACACGTCGGCCTTGATCTGCTCACCGAGGGCCTGCTGGCCGGCGATGTAGCCGTCTGCGACCGTCTTGTTGATGCCGGCCTTCGCCAGCTTCTCATACGTCGCTTCGGACAGCTTGCCGTCAGCGGTGAACTCCGCAGTGACTGCGTCGAAGTCGAGGCCTGCGCCTTCCACCTGAGCGCGGGCGTCTGCCGGCGTCTGGGGGACTTCGAGCGAGCCGGGCTTGGCTGCTTCGGCGGGCTTCGCGGTGCCCTGCTTCTTCTCCAGCTCGTTGTAGGCCTTCGCGAAGTCCTCGGCAGAAGCGAACTTCTCGGGGAGCCAGGCGGGGCGATCAGCGGCGGGAGTTTCGGGGACGACCGGTGCGGCGACTTTCGTGCCTGCATCGACCTTCGCCGCCATCGCAGCGTCGTGTCCTTCAGGAGCCGGCGTAGTGGTCGTGTCCGCGGCGGCTCCGGTGTTCAGGACGACAGTCATTAAGCCCTCGTGAAAACGACGACGCCGTGGGTGTCCGTGGTGTACGTCCCCTCGTCGGTCGTCTCGGTCTTCTGCTCGATCACCTTCTTCTCTTCGGTGTCGGCGGTCTCGGTCGTCTTATCCTTGGCCATTGGGTGCCTGTGGTTTGAGTTGATCGCGGACGATGTCCATGCCCTTCGGGCCGAGCTTGTCCATCAGCGCCTGACCTTGAGCGGCCATCTGCGCTTGCTGAACTTCTGCGGCTGACGAGACCAAGCCGGCCATGTCGATGCCGAGCGAGGTGCCCACGCGGGTGATGTAGTCGCCCACCTTGAGATACTGAGAGATGACTTCGGGGCCGAGCGGCTGGAGACGCTGGAGCAGCGTGTCGAGCTTCGTGAGGTCGTGACCGCGGCCGAGCGCTTCGAGGCCAGTCGTGATGACCGGACGCACGAGACCCTTCGGTAACGGCGGGAGCTTCTTCTGTCGCTCCATCTGCCACATGATGCGCGTGACGAACGGGAGCTGAAACTCCTGCGACAGGATGCTGTAGACGCCACCGAGGCCGTCTTCCAACTCGGAAGCGACGTAGCGGATTTCCTCCGCGGTGACGCGCTCGCCGTTGCGCTGGACGCTGCTGTTCAACAGGAACGCCAAGCTGAGCCGGCGCTCGATGCCGTCCATGACAGACTGCGCGACCTTGAAGTCGTTGTACTTGTCCATCTGGAGCACGGTCACGTCGGCAGCATTACCTGCGCGCACAGCCGTGTTCGGCGCATCCTGCACGTCCTTGAGACGCGTGGTGCCGTTCGGGTTCACGAGGAAGAGAACCTTGGCAGCAGCCGCAGTGCCCTCAATGAGCGCCTTAGAGAGCGCTTCGAGAGACTTCAGGTCGCCGAGGTATTCCTCAACGTAGCCGCGCCCGTAGGACTCGCCGTCGATCTTCGACCACCGCAGAGGTATCCACGGGGACTTGTCGATGGGGTAAGTGCCGTACGAGCCGGGGATGACGATGTCCTGAACCTCCTGATGGATTTTCCAGAACTTGCCGTCGTCCGAACGCTTCACGTAAGTGTACAGCGCGCACTTCTCGGTGGGGCTCTTGCTCTCGCTGTGAGCGGGCATGAGCGCCTTGACGTGCGGCGGCATCGCGGAGTGAGCGAGGTCTTCCTTCGTGATCAGCTCCAGCACGTTGCCCATAGGGTCGCGGTGCAGGACGTATCGGTCGAGACGGAAGAGCTTCATGCCGCCTGCCTCGGGCAGATAGCAGAGAGCGTTGCCGTCGTTGATCAGATGCTTCAGGGCCTCGAACGCAGTGACGCGCATGGCGCCGCCTTCGATCTGGCCCATCACGGCGCGCTCAATCATGTTGAACGCCTTCTCCACTTCGCCGCGCATGCCCTCCTGCTTCGTGATCTTCATCAGCGTGAAGTCGTCAACGAGCAGACGGAAGAACGGACTGTTGGGAGGCAGCAGGGCGAGCAGCAGCTTTGAGGCGAGGTTGTTGACCCCGCGGGCGCCGACGCCTTGGAACGGTGTGGGAAGCTTGGTGAACTCAGTGTGCCCCATCGGGGGCATCAGAGAGGGAATGGTGAGCGTGGCTGCTTCGCGGGCGCGGTCGAGGAAGGGCTGACGTGCCGTTTCGAGCAGCGTGTAGCGGCTCGCGGCGGATGCCATTGAGCTTACGCCTGCGGGATGTTGAGACCAGAACCGCCGCCACTGGCGAGGTCGATCTTCAAGCTGGAGGTGCCCCTGCGCTTGGCCTTCACGTTGTTCGAGTCGTTCGACGGTGAGAGGTCAGTCTGAGCGTCGGCAGCGTTCGGGTTGGCGATGGAAGGCGGAAGCATTGCCACGGGGTCGGGCTGCTTCACGGTCGGCCGGTCGAGGCCAAACCAGTTGTCGAGGATGGCTGCGCACACGGGCGTTCACCTTTGAATGACTGTTTCGTTCTGCTCAGTGAACCGGGCGTGCAACATGCGCACGACCTCGCGCCGGCCTACGTCCCGCCAAATCTCGCGGTCGGGCTGGCTCAGGTCTGGAGAGCGTTCGGGGAAGAGCCGCTCCAAAGCTTCGAGGAGGTCGGCTGAAATTGCAGGGAAGTCCATGGAGCCCC